GCGGATGCATAATTCCTACAATCAAGTGCTTCGTTTCTTTTATGCGCTTTCGCAAGTTCCCAGGTAAAATATGGTCTTCCTTTTTTGTAATGCAATACCTTTTTTTCAGACGTTAAGCCTTCGAAGTATTTTTTATCATACCCTGTCCCCGGATCACGTGGGAAATGACAGTATCCCGGTCCTTCTTCCTCAACCTTCAATCTTCCCATTAGCAGAGATTTTCCCGTATCTACTCCTAGTGTAAACAGATACGCTTTTTCGCGATTGTTTTTCGTTGGCTTCTGGATATATGCTGCCGTACTTTCGCTTCCGCCTTTGATTGCAAATATATTTCTACTAAAGCGTTGCTTACAAAACTTATACACCTTGTTCGTGTAGTGTCCTCCAGAATCCATACAAGTACACCTTATTTTCATTTTTATTCCGTCCTGCCTGGTAAACGTCTGATCTAAAAACAAATCAAGATCTTGCCACACTTCTTCCTGGTCTAAATTTCCGTACAAAACCGAATACTTAATCCCCCAACTCTCATGCTCTACACCCCAGCCGACAACCTCAACCTCAAAACGGTCGTCCTGTGTGTCTACGCCTGCCGTTAGATACATAACGCCTTGCGGAACTTCGCAATTATACATTTGACAACGTTTTATCAGATCATCTTCTTCCAGCTTTTCTCCTTCTTCTTCCCATGTCTCGCCCATTTCTGTATTGATCCAAACTTTCATAAGCTCCACATTTCCTTTTTTTCTTTCTTCATTGGCAAGTAAGAATTTTTCGACAACTTCCCGCCACGTCGTCATAGTAG